GTTCTCCATATACGGAGCGGTCGATCCATTGTCAATATAGAAACCTACAAACTCCCACATAGGATACTGAGCCAGCGTAGCACGAAAAACCTCTTTGTTACGTTCGAGATATTCCTCGTCTCTATATTTCGTCTGGTTGAAAAAGCGGATGTACACTGCAACTTTGAATGGGGTTTTGGGATTAGGTGTTTCATGGCGAATGCTTTTCAACCACTGCCTGTGCTGTGCCACAAGAGGAGATACCAAGTTTTCTCCCAGGCACAGGTCAAAAGAAGGGTGTTCCGCCTCATCGTTTTTTTGCTCGACGCCTAATGGCAGCAGTTCTGTGTTTTCCATGTTTCCCTCCGGCATTTGGGCAAGCCCTTTTGGGTGAATTATAGGGAAAATGCTAAAAAATAAGAAGATACCATAGGTCAGCATCTTGACCTATGGTATGGAAATGACAAAAAAATTATCGGATTGGTCACCCAATCCGATAATTAATCATTATTCTGTTTCTTATGCATGGAGGCTTTGACCTCTCGGACAATCTTTAAGATGGTTTCCATCTCACTGGCCGAGCAGTCTTCAAGGAGCTCCGCAAACTCACCTTGATAGATTGCTTTGACCTCCGGTACATCTGGGCGGAGCAAATAGTCTGCAGATACCTGAAGAGCTTCCGCCACTTTGACGAAAGTCTCAAGTTGCATCCCCGTTTTTCCTCGTTCGATGTTGCTAATCAGCGGCAGTGAAACAGAAGCTTCGACTGCCAAATCCGCTTGGCTCATGCCTCTGCTGATTCGAACAGCTTTGATGCGTGAGCCGACCAGCTTCAGATCTTGTTGTTCATACATGACCAGCTCACCTCCCCTTCGCCGGATATAAGCTAACAACTATAATTTAAGTTAGTATATAATATGCGAAGGTCGAGTTTATATAATCGTACCGCTATAAAATAACGGTTCAAATATAATTGAGTTGCCAAAATTTTTAAGGAGGTTTCTCTATGCAACTCAATTACTATGTCCTTGGTCAAAGAATCCAAAAAATCAGGAAGAACAAGCGTATCTCCCAAGCGGTGCTGTCCACCATGATCGACAAGTCCGCTGGATACATCAGCTATCTCGAGTGCGGTACAAAGGTTATGAGTCTCGAAACTTTTGTTGGCATCGCCAATGCGCTGGAGGTGTCGACTGATACGCTCCTGAACAGGCAGCTCACGGGTGCGACTGAGATGTCTAATGCCGAGGCGCAGAAAATCTTCGCCAACTGCACCCCGTATGAAACCTATGTCCTGTTGGATGTGCTGAAAACAACCAAGAACGCTCTACGCTCGCACCACCATCTCCTCAAGGATGAGTGGTGATCATTTTATCAACTGAATATCAAATAGCAACAGACCACAGGTTAAGAGATTGACCTGTGGTCTGTTGCGTGCAAAAAACGATTATGTTTTCGCCCAAAACGATTATGATTTGGGCTTTTGCGAGATTTTTCGTTCTATTGATGCTATAATCCGGACAAGTAAGAAAGGACGAAGATGTATGGTCTATTACACCGGCGATATTCACGGCAACGCGAAAGCGATTGTTGCTTTTGCGCAATACTTTGAACTCACGGAATCAGACACAATCGTCATCCTTGGTGATGTCGGAGCGAACTATTACGGCAACAGGCGGGATCGGTATTGCAAAGATGCGCTTGCCAGAATAAAGCCAACCGTCTTCTGTATTCACGGAAACCACGAACGGCGTCCAGACACTCTCACGGGCTATAAGCAGAAAGAATGGAATAGTGGCCTTGTGTGGTACGAGGATGAGTATCCGAACTTACTCTTCGCCAGGGACGGAGACATCTTCACTATGGAAGGGACCCGGCATCTGGTCATCGGCGGCGCTTATAGCGTAGACAAATACTACCGACTGGAAAACGATCTGCTGTGGTTTGCTGATGAGCAGCCCTCGGCAGAAATCAAGACATATGTGGAAGATCAAATCACGAAAAACAGAATTGACATTGTTCTCTCTCATACCTGCCTCTATAAGTACGAACCGCGGGATGCGTTTTTACCCATGATCGATCAGAGCACGGTTGATGACAGCACAGAGCGATGGCTTGATGGGATAGAAGAAAAAGTGGATTATAAGGCATGGCTTTGCGGACACTGGCACATAGAGAAGCAGATTGACAAGCTTCGCTTCCTGTTCCACGATGTTGTGTCACTGGAAATGATAAAGCGAGGTTTCAAATGAGTCGTTTCAAGAGCAATCTCTACACTATTGAGCGCCGAGTATGGAGAAACCACAAGCTGTGCTGGATTCAGAACGATGACTTCACTCTCTTTTCAGGACATCACAAAACGAAAATCAAAGAGGAAGATCTCCCAGAATGGTATGTCTTTGGCAGATACTATAAGCTGTGGGGCTTCCTCTCCACAAAAGGTATTACCGACTTGCAGTACATCCCGAACCTGTGGATCAACCACTTCCTGAAAGATGACTGTCTCCTGATCTCCTATAGCGGTAAAATCGAGGAACATCCAGACAGCATCGGTTTTGAAAAATACAGCGGCGTTGATGAGCGTGTGTGGGGCAACGAGATTCTCGATGTGCTGAAAGGCGCCAGGATGTTCTCGGAATATGATATCGCCCCTATCATGGAACAGATCCGTGAGAAGCAGCACATTCTCATTGAGAACTACCCGGACGAGTTCGGGCCCCACAAGTGGAGTTTTGATCTCGATAAATGGATGGCAGAAGAGTACCACTCAGGTCGCCCAACCTATTACAGCAAAGCCATCACAGAAAAGAGAGAAGCAGAGCTGCGAGAACTATATGACAAAAGAGGACAGACAAATGGATGAATGCCAACACGCAATGGAGGAACTCCGCAATATAGTCGAGGGGATCAGCAACCTGCGAGACACAGCATACGCGCACTACTCTTTATTGGTCGAGCGGGTGCTGAAGGATCAAATCACCGACGAGCAGCAGTTAGAACAAATCATGGATGGCCTCTGCGATTTCTGCGATGAGATCCGCTTCATCGATCTTTATCGAAGCCTCTGCCGACATATTTACTACCAGTATCCGCAGCTCGTGGGAGAGCATGTGGCTCTTTTCCGTGCGCTGTTTGAGGGACCCGATGAGAACTGATTTGAGAGAAGATGTATGGAGGTAACCTTCAGTGAAGGTGGCAGATACAAGTTTGCCTGCTACCGCCTCACATATGAAGAAAGCAAGTCTCCAGATAGGATTGCAAAGATCAAAGCCAATCTTGCCTCAAAAGGGAAAGATGGGTATTCCATTGCAATCACTTATGACGCATCTCCCACCCCACCAACGTGGGACACATTCGCCAATTCCTTATTATGTCTGGACAGAAGACTTGAGATGTGGAAGCTAATGCAAGAGAGTTGGCTACATCACAAAGCGGTCGAAGCGCAGAAAGGAGTGAGTAAGATGAGCACATCATATTTCATTTTTACGGAGGTTCTGGCAAATGATCAGTGGCATTGTATCAACCCCCAAGTGATGAAGCTGCTGCCTATCGAACAACTCATTCTTGTTCCAACGCTTCGCTCGGACAGCAGGTATCAGTTTGAAAAAGCATACCGGCAGCTTGAGTACGATGGACACCCGTTCACAGTAGACGAAATGTCAAGAAATTTACAGGCATCGGTGAACGACTGGCTTACCCCAGAGGACAGTGTCCGAATTGCCGTTTGCTACGATGACATCTTGAAGCTACTGAACACTTCCGGCAAAGAACATTCTGCATTTGCTCTTCGATCTGAAGTAGCTGCCTTTCAGAATGATGAATCCGATAATATTTTGGACTTCGTCTCAGTAGACGAATATCGGAAGATGGAGGATGAACTCAAGAAGGCTTATCAATATTTCGAATGGAATGACCGCTCCGGTGCGTATCGCTATTATGAGGAGATCCAAAAGAAGGTCGCCGCACAGGTCAAGGATTGGAAAGCGATAAACCCTCGGGCAGAAATCACCTCTGTCCGAATAATGCTTTTTTCAACCTAAAGGAAAACACACAGGAGGGTTTCAGATGCAATCGAATAAAGAATCGAACCAAAAGCTGATTGAGCGATTTCCGTTTTTAATACCTCGTAACCGCTGGACGGGAAAAATTCCAGAGGATTACGACTATTCCTATACGGAACTGGATTCCATGCCTGATGGCTGGCGAAAGGCTTTTGGGGAGCAAATGTGTGAAGATATCCGTGAGGAATTGGCACATGCCGAGTATCTCGACCAATACCGTATTTCCCAGATCAAGGAGAAATATGGAACGCTCTGTTGGTATGACTTTGGCTGTACAGAGCGGATGCTCCGTGACATCATCCCCAAATATGAGCACCTATCGGCGAGAACTTGCATCAGATGTGGGAACCCTGCAACAAAGGTTTCTACTGGCTGGATCAGTCCCTACTGTGACACTTGTGCTGGAAAAATCAGTCATGCCGAGAGATTTATTTCCATTGGGGAATGGCTTGATAGAAGCAGCAGTGAAGTAACATCGAAAAGGAACCTAAATGAAAAAGATACCCACTCTCTTTGAACGAAAATTTGAAAACCATCGAATTGTCAGAATACTGCCAAATATCAGCCCTGACCTTGCTTGGGTCATGGCCGGCGAAGGCGTTGCTACCATCAAATGGGACGGTGCCTGCTGTGCAGTCATCAATGGTGTTTTCTACAAAAGATACGATGCAAAACATGGAAAGCCCGTCCCGTCTAACGCAATCAAGTGTCAGGAGAACGCAGACCCTGTCACTGGCCACTTGCCTTGTTGGGTACCTTGTGACCGAACTGCAACCAGCGATAAATGGTTCTGGGATGCGTATGACAGAATGGGAATTGTACCGGATGGAACATATGAGGCCATCGGCCCGCATTTCAGATCTAATCCCCACAACCTTGATACCGATATTTTCAAGCCCCACGGGAAAGACATTGTTGAACTGGATCGGAGCTTCGAGGGCATCCGCACTTATCTGGAAACCCATGTGATTGAGGGGATTGTCTTCTGGAAAGATGGACAGCCTTGGTGCAAAATCAAGCGCACGGATTTCGGACTCCCGTGGGGGAGATGATTACCTGAAGAAAAATGGTAGGTACCACCCATGAGAGAAAAACCGAGATATTACCGACTGGAACTGGATGACTATTCTGCTGCCGCTTTTACCAGTTTCGGAAAATACTATTACGGTACAACGGAGGACTTTCGTTGCTTCTTTAGAGAGCTCACCATTGATATGGCTCTGAAGAAACAATTTGGGGATCTGATATCTAGATTCCAGTCCTTCGAAGAAGGGCAGCAAAACATCAGCCACTACATTGCTTACAGGAAGATACCGTTCCTCGTTCCCGCGCATCTGCTCCACAAGGAAACTGTCATCTTGGAGAATTACGAATGGGAGCACACTAACACATGGGGCTTACCCTACTATATGCGCTGTGACAAAGTCGAATCGGAACATCTCTGGTTTGCTTGTGACGGAGAATACTGCCGCACAGTCAAAGCTGTGTTTTCAAAATTGCAGTATGCTGGGGATGTCGGTCAGTGGAAGCATGTGGGAACAATGCTTTGGGGATTTCCGTGCATTCTCGCTGGGAACCAATTTGGCTTCCGGAATCGGTTAGCGGAATCGGAGAAGCAATTTAAGACCATGGAGGAAGTCCAGCAGGATTGGGAGGTGTTTCTCAAAAGCCCAGATCCTGACTATTCGGAGTTTTGCAATGACATCTTTGGTGATGGCTGACACCATAGGGGGATTCCATGAAAGAGAAATATCAAATCAGATCTCAAGGAAGCAACCTGACAAAGTATCTAGCAGAACAAGAATCGATGAACACTGGCAGGTCTTTCTTCGGCTGTGTCTTCCACTTTTTTGACACTTCATATCATCCAAGCACAAAGGACGAGATCATAATAAACTCACAGAAAAAGAGATTTATATCTTCATACCTAGAAAGCAAAGGCCAAACGGAGGTATGCAGCATGGGCAAATGGCTTGGCTACATGGTGGAACTGTACCACGATGGTCAATGGTACAACATCGACCAGTGGCATCGACACGCAAATGGACAACTCAGACACCACTTTCTGTATACTGCGCCGGAACGAGATATTCTCTCTAGTGCACATGATGAGCTGGCTCTTAGTAGAGAGAGAATCTGCTTTTCTGACCTGGCAGCAGAAACCCAGGATATCATCTGTGCAGAAAATCCAGCTTTCGAACGCAGTACATTCGACTCGTGGGATTTCTTCATTTGGGGCAGCTTCTCTGATTTAGAGACACTGCTGCAAAAGCTCGCTGCAAAAGAAAACGATAAATGCATCTCAAAGGACTTACTCGAAACACTGATCTTCATGATTCGAAACCAAGTCCAGATTTTCCAACAAACCATCCCGTACTCCGTGGCTGATAGGTCATCGGAAATGCCAATCAGGATTATTATCTGTGAATTGTGATTTTTTGATAGCTATTCGCTCCGAAATATGGTAATTGTTCGTGTTACAAAGAAGGAGGTGGAACACCATGATTTATGTAATGTCTGATATCCATGGACAAAAGCGGCGCTTTGATTCCGTCATGAAGCAAATCAACCTGCAGCCGGATGACACTCTTTATATCCTTGGGGATGTGATAGATAGAAATCCAGATGGCATCAAAATCCTTCGCCAGATTATGGCGATGCCAAATGCCAAGATGCTTCTGGGTAACCACGAATTAATGATGATGAATGCTCTCTACTACCCTCCCCCAGAAGATGAGGAGTGGCCCGACCTCTACTACGGGCCCAAGCTGTCTCTGTGGTATAGAAATGGTGGCCAGATAACGCATAATTATCTGAAGCATATAAAGAAAACCATTCGTCAGGAGATATTCGAGTATCTGGAGAAGTTGCCTTTAAACATAGAACTTACTCTGAACAATAGGCAGTTCATTCTGACCCACGCAGCGCCTGTCGAGCTTTATGAAACCTACGGCCATAAATATGAGTGTGAGCGAGACTTTGCCGTCTGGATGCGATTTGACAGTTTCCCTGTTCTGGAGGACTGCACAGTCATCTTCGGACACACGCCAACTATCCGTTTCCAGTATGATAACCCAATGGCAATATGGGATGTAAAGAGCTGGATTGGAATCGACTGCGGCTGTATGCTCCCTGAAAAGGGTGACCCTTGGTCAGGAGCTCTTGGAAGACTGTCGTGTCTCCGACTGGATGATATGCAGGTCTTTTACTCTGAGGAACCTCAATATGACAATCTCAAAATATCGGAGGAACAGCATGATGGATGATGGCAAAGTTACGATTACCATAGAAATCGATGCAGAATTGCTGGCACAGGTAACCGAGGTGCTAAAGCCTTATGGCCTCACGCCGGAAGAAGCCGCGGTGCAGTTCTTTGAATACTGTGCCGATCCAAAGACACAAGGCCATGCGATTGAACTTCTCAAAATATGGAAAGAAGAACAAGAACTTTTGGAGAGGAATGGTGCCAATGCTAAGTAGAGAAGGATTCTGCAAAGCGCTCCGGATGATAAGAGATCAAGAGTCCATTGATGAGCAGTTTAGTAAAGCGCTCAATCTGGTTGGCAATGGTCACTTTGTATTCGGTACCGAAAACAAGTATCTTCTGGCTCTTAGAGATGTTTTGAAAGAAGCGGTCAATGACCAATACGACTACATCGATTGGTGGCTGTATGAAGCAGCCGATGACTTTGAGATATGGGAAGCGGATTGCACCATGAAGTATTGTCTCAAAGAGCCCGAAGCGCTGTATGATTTTATAACCGGTACGCTAAAGCCTGTCCCTGTATCTTCCGGAGAAAGCACATCACAGCAGGAATAAGGGGATGTCAAAATGAAAAGACTGCCGCCACTATCCGAAATGGAACGCATCGAGCAAATACTGCTCGTCGAAAAACTGGATGAAATCCTGAAACGCATTGACAACGAGGACATCGGCTTCGTAATAACAGAAAACGGCCTGCCAGATATGGTCCTTATACCTTTCCGCTGGTTTGCCGAGAACTTTCCGGATGAAGTGCCTGACGGCCTATAAACGACTGGTTTCAAATTGAGATAGATTCTGCCGTTGAGGAGCCGAAGAAAGATGGATGAGAAGTTTAATAGAATACCCGTCAGTGTCATCCATTTTGATAAGGATGGCACAGTCACTGATGTAGAGGATTACAACCTCGATAAAGTCGATCCTGCTTTGTGGGCGCTCGAAGGTCTGGCTGCAGCACTGCTCCCTGTCATTCGCGAGTTCTATACGCGCGAAGAAAATGTTCAAGCATTTGAGGCGTGGCTGAAAGATCGGGAAAGTGATCCTCAAAAACACAGCAAGCGGAAATAAGCGCAAAGACAGAAATTGGAGATGAGAGGCTGTATCTATTTTGGTCACTCTTAAAAATCCCTCGATTCTTCTCTATCACGGGAAATTGTAAGCAAAAAATATGGCTGAAACAGCCCAAAGCCGCTTCAGCTCTCGATTTTTCCTATTTTCAGCATGCATCTAAATTGGTCACGCATCACAAAGAACCGCAGCCGAAAGGTTGCGGTTCTTTCTTTTTGGTGCATGATTTAGGCACTTTTGACGCAGAAAAGTTGCATTTGCGTTTTCGTAGAATACGTTTTACCCCTAAGTTTACCCCAATTAAAAGTTTTACCCCTTAACGGGGACAAAAGCAGCTCCGCCGATGATGAGATCGACGGAGCTTTTTTCATGCCTTTTTGAGATTTTCAAAATAGCCCTGCATCCGGGCGGCGCTGTCCTCCTTCATGCGCTCTGAGACGTGACCGTAAACGTCCAACGTAAAAGCGGCGGTCGCATGGCCGAGATTTTCTTGCACGGTCTTCACATCGTCACCGTTTTGCAGGGAGAGCGCGGCGAAGGTGTGGCGCAGATCATGCACACGGGCGTCCGGCGCTCCTGCTTTGGCTGCAATCTTCTTATGATGCGCATAAAGGCGCTGCGGGTGCAGGTGGTCGCCGAGCGCATTTGTGAAAACGAGCCGACAGGCGGCGTACTGCTTGGCGGGATCTATCCAGTCCTGCCAAAGATCACCGGCCTGTAAACGCCTTTGCGCCTGCTTGGAGCGAACGGCGCGCAGCATATCCATGACGAAGGGAGCGGGGCGCAGGATGCGCGTCTTGTCGTTTTTGAGGGCGGCAAACTGGAAGCCGCCAGCCTCGGCGGGGCGCTTCTGTAACTGCTTGCAAATCTTGAGCGTGCCTTTCTTGAAGTCGACACAATCCCATGTCAGCCCCAGCGCTTCGGCTTCACGCAGGCCGGTAAAGAGAATTACTTTCAGAATATCTCCATAATCGTTGTCGGTATCCGCTGCGGCGAGATAAGACTTGACCTGTTCGTCGGTGAGCGGCATGATCTGCGCTTTCTCGACGCGGGGAAGGTCTACCATGTCACACGGATTGCGTGCGATGTAGCCCACCTTGACGGCCTGAGAAAGGGCCTTTGTCAGAACGCCGTGAACATTGCGCACGGTCTTTGCGTTGAGCGGTGCGGTCTCCGTGACGGCGACGCCGTCCTTTTTGATGATCTTGCCCTGCTTGTCCCGTTTGGGAACAATGCGGCCATTGGCGAGCAGATCGTTGTAAAAGCCCTGGATGATATGCGGCGTGAGTTTGGTGAGTTTCACCGCGCCGAGGGCGGGCTTGATGTGCGTTGCGATTTGGGCCTTGTAGGTCTTGACCGTGCCGTATTTCTGCGAGAGCAGATAATCGCTCTGCCAGATATCGAGCCATTGCGCAAGTGTCAGGCGCGTCGGCTCTATGTAAAGCCCGTCGTCGATCGCTTTTTGCGCGTCGCGCATGGCGGTCAACACTTCTTTCTGCGTGTTGCCGTAGATGCTGCGGCGAATCGGTTTTCCTGTGCCTGGGTCATTGCCGACGGTCACACGGGCTTCCCATCGACCGTCAGGCCGCTGCCGGATGCTGCCTGCGCCCGACGCGGCGCGCGTATTTGCTTTTCTTGGCATTGCTTTTTCCTCCTGCATTTGTTATGATTGGAGGGCAGTAGGCTATCAGTTTGCTGCCCCCTATAACCGTCCTCGGTGCTGCAACACCGGGGGCGGTTTTTTACTTTTGGCTTGACTGTAGTTCTTCAATACGTTTTAGATACTTTTCATACTCGTTTTTTCGTGCAGTGAGATAAGCATTTGTGTCTGCAATTTTTAAGTCATCTGAATAAAGATTGGCAAATTCCTCCACGGCCTTATTAAAAGATTTTTCAAAGCTACTCATTGCCAGCCATCGGTGAAAATTCGTTTCATCCGTTACAATATCTGAGCCTAATTTTGATTGAAGAGAATTAACTTGAATTATATTTTTGACACTATTGCGCATCTGAACGGCCCAAAAAGTAACATAGCTTTCCTTTATTAAGAAATCTTCAAAGGCGAATATATCGCGCCGTTTTGACTGGCTGTGGTCAAATCGTAGCGACTCGATAGCATCTGAGGATAAACCAGTTGTCTTACAAGCAACTTGTATATCCTCATTTGCTGTTTTAGCGTCAGATCGACCAAGCAAATAGTCAGTCGATACACCATAAAAACTAGAAAGACAGTTTAAGTATTCGACATTCATTTTTAAGTTAGTGCCAAACTTAGAATGATTGACATCGCTTACTTCATAGTTCATTAGGCTGTCTCTACTGATTTCAACCCCGTATATTTCTTTTAGTTTCTCTTTTAACTTTTCATGGGACATTTTTTTCCCATTTAAAGGAGTTTCTTCTCTTAAGGCTTTTAGGCGCTTTCCCATCTTTACAGATTGTTCTTCCCTAGTCATATCAGGCCTCCTACAAGTACGAGCAAAATCAACTATTGCAGAAATAAGTCGATTAAATTTTACTTACATCGACTTGAAAAAATGAAGCGAATCGGTAGAATTAAATCATCATCAAGGCGATGATAGCAGATTTGATTCAGCAAGTCAAGTAGGAGGATAGCTAAATGGAAAATTTATCTTTGCGGCAGCGAGCAAAAAGCGCGGGAATCCCATTGTGGAAGATCGCGTCGTGTATTGGCATCAGCGAACCAACTATTACTCGTTGGCTGCGAGTTCCTCTTTCCTGTAGCAAGGAGAAGCTTATTCTTGAAGCTATCTCTAAGTTGGAGAAGGAGACGGAATGATGGAAATTTTGGCATATACGCCCACTACGCTAGCCGAGGCAATGCACGCCAGCCGTCCAACAGTCTATCGATGGATGAGAATCCCCGGATTTCCCGTCGTACGATTAGGCGGTTGTGTGCGGATTCCTGTGAAAGCATTTGAGCAGTGGCTCAATGAACAGTCAGGGGTGAAAATCGATAATGAGGGATAAAAAAGAAAACGCCCTCGCCGGTGTGGGAACACCGACAAGGGCGACGGGAAGCGGTTTGGCGACCACACTTTCCCATCAAAAGAATACCACAGCGACGCAAAAAAAGCTACTTATTTCTGACTTGCTACATGGGGGTAGCGAAAACGGTGTGACGCTCACAGAGCTTGTCCAGCTCACGGGAGAAGATGAGAGGTCGATTCGCCGACGCATTCAGCGGGAACGAAAGGCCGGGACGCTGATCCTGTCCGACAATCAGTCTGGCTACTTTCTTCCCACGACTGAGGACGAAGTCAAACGTTTCATTCGCTCCATGTCTCGTCGCGCTCGTGAAATCAGCGCTGTCGCCCGTGTTGCAGAGGATGTGCTCGCACGGATGATGGGTCAGGAATTTTTGGAGGGTTGGTAATGGCGAAACGGAGGATGTTTTCGCTCGATGTTGTTGACACGGATTCGTTTCTCGACCTTCCGGCAAGTTCACAAAGCCTTTATTTTCACCTCGGTATGAGAGCAGACGATGACGGTTTTGTTTCATCACCAAAACGGATTACGGCAATGGTCGGCGCTGCTGGAGACGATTTGAAACTGCTGATTGCTAAGGGCTTTGTTATCCCGTTTGAATCCGGTGTGTGCGTAATTCGAGACTGGCGAGTGAACAATTATATCCAGCGTGATCGCTACACACCATCCATTTACACCGAAGAAAAGCAGCGCCTATCTATCGCTGAAAATGGACGGTATAGTCATGTGGATACGCAATGTATACAAGATGTATCCAAATCGGATACACAGGTAAGGATAGATAAGGAAAGAGAAGAGATAGATAATAAGGCGGCTACGCCGCCACGCGCTCGCTTTATTCCTCCTACTCTTGAGGAAGTACAGGCTTACTGTATCGAACGGGAAAACAGCGTAGACGCAGCATACTTCCTTGATTACTACGCTGCAAACGGCTGGGTGCAAGGGAAAGGAAAGCCTATCAAGGATTGGAAGGCTTGCGTCAGGACTTGGGAGCGTCAAGGCTACGGCGGAGAACAATCTTCCGCAGTTCCCAAGCCCAGGCAGTACGACGAGGCTACGGACACATGGAGGTGAGAGCGTGAATTCTATTCTGAACGAGTACGGCGTACTCGGTTCGCTGCTGATTGACCCGTCGTTGTTTCCGGAGGCGGCAGAGCTTCCCGACGATATGTTTTCTTCCGTGCCGCTGCAAGAGATTTTCCGGGCGATGCGTCATCAGTACGAGGAAAGCGGCAGCTTTGATGCGCTGACCGTCAGAGTGGAAGCGGGACGCAATTGCACCGATGTGACGGACAAGCTGATTGCTGGATTGATGGACACAACGCCAACCACGGCGAACCTCGATGTTTACTTAGCAGCGGTCAAGGAAGCTGCGCTTGCACGTTCCTTGCGAAAGATCGGCGAAGAACTGATGACCGCCGAGCATGACCCTACAGACGCGCTTGGACGCGCACAGGAGGCTTTGCAGCGGCTTGCCGAGGAAAACACACGCGGCGATTCGCAAACGCTTACGGCGGTGCTGATGCAGCTCGGATACCGCGTTTCTGAGCAGGTCGGAGGCAGAGTGCCTTGTGTGGCCTCGGGCCTTCTGAGATTCGATAAACTGCTCGGCGGTGGCTTCATTAACGGCGGGTTACACGTCATCGGTGCAAGACCGGCGGTCGGAAAATCAGCGCTCGCCTTGCAAATCGCGCTCAATGCAGCAAGAAACGGAGTCAAGGTATTATACTTGTCACTTGAAATGAGCGCAGAGGACTGTTCCGCTCGCCTTGTCGGCAACATCGGCGGCCTGTCATCGGCGCGGCTCATGTTCGGCGGCAGGCTTACGGACAACGAGTACACGCGCTTTGCCGAGGGGACGACAGCGCTCTCCGCGTTGCCGCTTGTATTCAACAAGCGCACGGGTATGAACGTTCGGCAGGTGGAGGCGCTGGCCTATCGCGAGAAGCCGGGCCTGCTGATCCTCGACCACCTCGGGCTGCTTGAACCGCCGGAAGCTCGGCTTTCGCTTTACGAGGCGACCACAAGGAACAGCAGGGCCTTGAAGCTGCTTGCACTGAGGCTGAACATCCCTGTGCTGTGTTTGTGCCAGCTCAACCGCGCAGCGGCCTCTGACCGTTCTGGTAGCTTTCGGGCTACGATGGCAAATTTACGCGAGAGCGGCGCTATCGAGCAGGACGCGGATACGGTGACGCTGCTGCACAATCCGCCGTGTGAGACAGGTGAGCGCATGGAATCGCCATCTTTGTTGGAGTTGTGGCTCGATAAAAACCGACGCGGCGCGACTGGTCACGTTGACGCGACCTTCTACAAGGTCACAGGGAGGGTTACAGCATGAATATTGAGGCCGCGGCCAGCATTTTAGCGAAAATCAAACCGGCACGCCGGAAGCGTGAGCGCTACCGCCAGCGTGACGAAATGCAGCACCGTGTAATTCCGCTTTTGCCTGCTGATGACCGTGATAAGTTTGAGCGGGCAATGAACCGTCATTTTCGATTATAAAAAAGGCCCTCCCCAAATGGGGAGAGCGTCTCTTGTGGTGAATCCGATTTGTCAATTTTGATTTTACCATAGGAGGAGAAGATATGCAAGCGAAAGCACTTGACACACAGGATAAGCGAACAAGCGAAATTGCAGCAGCGGTACAGGCAGGCAAGGCGGACATTCTGAGACTTTGGGCGGCGGTTGAACGCTTCGCGTGGCAGCAGGCCTTGAGGTGGACGCGGGCAATGGAAGGCCGCGCAGGTGTCGAGGAAAACGACCTTCTGCAAGTGGCCTTTATCGCCCTCATGGACACGCTGCCGACATGGGATGTGAACAAGGGTGAATTTCTCACGCTGTACGGCATTAAGCTTAAGGCGGAGTTCACAGAATCCTGCGGGCAGCGAACACAGCGGACGCGATGTGACCCCATCAACACTGTTTGTCGGTCGATGGACGAGCCGATAGGCGACGAGGACAGCGACCTGACGCTTGCTGACACAATCTCAGATGAAGCAGCAGAAGAGGCCTTTGAGGACGTCGAACAACGGGATTTTCGACAGGCTGTGCAAGCGGCACTTGCACAACTGCCGGATGCACAGCGCGACGCGATCATCGGTGAATTCTGGTTCGGACGAAAGCCAGACCCAAAGTTGAGGCGGGAAGCGCTGCGAGTCTTGCGGCATCCGCGCATTCGAAAGCCGTTAGTGGAATTTTACCGCTGAAAGAACGATGCAACGTCAGAAAAAACAAAGCCGGAAAGGGGGCTTTTCAAACTTTGTCAAAGAAAATCAGAGATGAGACCATTATTGAAGCGCTGCTGATCTCCGCGACAGTGCGGAGCGCGGCGGCAAAGCTCGAGATCAACGAGCAGACGATCTATCGCCGAAAACGTGACGCGGAGTTTATGCAGAAGTATAACGAGGCACGGCGCGAGCGAACCGAAGCGGCGCGTAACGTGCTGCAGGAGCGGGCGCACGCCGCGGCGGATACGCTGGCAACGATCATGCAGGATGCAGACGCGCCCGCACAGACCCGCGTGAGTGCCGCGGCAGAGATTTTACGGCAGACGGTGAAGTACACGGAGATCACAGACATCATGCAGCAGCTTGACGAGCTTGAAGCATGGCGAAGGGAGCAGGAACAGCGATGAAGAAAAATTTTGATATCCGCCTTGCGGCGCTGCGGGAATATCTCAAATCGCTGTCAGCCGATGAAACTACTTTTGTCGTCGAGGGCGGCGGCGAATATCACACAAAAGAAGATCCGTTTAACTACCTGATGCAGCACGGCGCATTTACCCATGATGGCAAGTGCATTGTCCTTTACCCGCACCCGGTAGAGGGCGTAGACCCGTTGAGCCTTTCCCTCTATCAGATGCTTGACGAAGCCATTGGGCGCGGCAGGCTGGAATTGCCAACGCTTGAGAGTGACGAGATCGGAGGTAAAGCCCTTGAATAACAGCATTAAAGCCCGCCTTGCCTCTTTACAGGCGATTGTAGCGCAGAAGCAAACGGGCGTAGCAATTATGCTATTGCTTGAAAATGGCGCGTGGGCGGCTTGCAGAGCGCCGCAAAGCCCTGCAAAGGTGTTTCAGACGGAACAGGCAGCACGAGATTATTTATCAGACTGCGAAAGCGTTATCATTATCGACCTTTAAAAAAAACAGCGCGGCAGCGCATGAAAAAGAAAGGATAATTTACACCATGAGCGAATTTAACATTTATGCCCGAAAGCTCGATACAGCTTTCAAAGAAGCCCGCAGCGAATACAACACCGCTTTCCGCGCACTCCAAGAGGCGCAGCAGGCCAACCGTGACGCTAACGCATGGAAGCCCGGAGACAGCGCCGAGGAAAAGCAGGTTAGAACAACCCGCGCAGCGCTAAAGCTGCATGACGCAGAAGCCATTTTTAACGAGGTGAGCGCCCGCGTTTGGGACAACTTCAAGGCCACGCGCCGCACGATCCGCGCCGAGCTGGAACAGGCAGTGCGCGCCGCCAATATTGCAAACCCTGACGCAATCGACAATAACGCCCTTGAGCTGATGAAAACCGGCGTTCTTTCCTCGGCTGATTACTCCGCGTTCATGGAGAGATTTGACAGCAACCACACCATGTTAAAGTTAGTTGGTCACTACGCAGCCGAAGCCGCAAAGACTACGGACAGCCGCCGAGAGGCCGCAGCCCTTAACGCTATCGCTCTTGACTGCCAGAGCGGGGAGGGCGCAGTCATGCGGGCATGGGACAGCATTTCGGCAATTTCTGACAGTTGCGGCGACGGGGACGGCTACCGGCGCAAATCGCCCGGTGTAATTGTCAGCATGAGCGAAAAATGGGACGATCTCGCGGGCGAGGCCGTGGAGAACTTCTGATTTTCGATAAGCGGCAGAGATCAACATTCTGATACAAAGCTTCCTGAAAACAAATTTAAGGAGAGATAAATATGGAACTTAGTTTTGCGAACGGTGTGCAGGAATACACCGTGCACGGCATTAAGGGTGATGTGATCATTCGATTCAACCCGACTGACGGCACGTTTATCCAGCGTCTTTACAACGCATTTGATACGCTGGACAAGAAACAGGAGAAATACGCAGATGAGGTGCAGAAGTGCGGCGACCGCGTTGAGATTTTCAACATTGCCGACCGCCGCGACAAGGAGATGCGCGAGATCATTGACGGTCTTTTTGAAGAGCCGGTGTGTGACAGCATCTTTGGCAGCATGAACCTTTATGCGCTGGCAGACGGCCTGAACGTATGGGTAAATTTCCTGCTTGCGCTGATGGATGAGACAGACAGCGCCTTTGCTCGTGAGCAGAAAGCCACGAATCCGCGCATTCAGAAGTACACGGCAAAGTATCGCCGATGAATTGGGGCTTGCCTGTCTCCGTCGAGATCGGCGGAGTGAGTTATGAGATACGCACAGATTTTCGCGTAATTCTCGATATCTTCGTAATGCTGAGTGATCCTGATTTGAGCGGCACTGACCGCGCAGAGGGCATCTTGCAGATGTTCTATGTCTCGCCTGAGGATATCCCGCCGCAGCATTTGCAGGAAGCTGTAGACCGTTTTACATGGTTCCAGAACGGCGGCAAAGAGCAGGATAAGAAGAAATCGCCGAAGTTGGTCGATTGGGAGCAGGATTATCCGTTGATCCTCCCGCCCATCAACCGGATATTCGGACGGGATATCCGCGGAATCCCTTATGATGCGGAGACCAACACCGGGGGCGTCCATTGGTGGACGTTCCTCGGTGCGTATAACAATCTCGGGGACTGCACCTTTGCTCAGGTCGTGCGCATCAGAGACAAAAAAGCACGAGGAAAGACGCTCGAAAAGGACGAACGCGAATGGTACCGCCGCAACAGCGACCTCGTGAACATAAAAAATAAGCTCAGCCAGGAAGAAGAGACCACCATTTCGACTTGGTTGAAATTGGGGAAGGAGTGATCAAATGGCAAATGCTGACGGCAGTGTGATTTTCTCTTGTGATTTGGATTCGACCAAAGCACAAAAGAAACTGAGCAAGCTGCGTGACGAGATATCCGAACTGAACAGCAAGCTTGAAAAGGAAACGGGCAATAAGATGAACCTTGAAAAGCAGCTTGACGCCGCATCTCAGGCAGCGAAAGCTACTGAGGAACGCGTGAAGATGCTGCGAAAGGAAGTCGAACGGCTGAACGACCGCGAATGGATCCAAAAACAGGGCTTTACACAGAACGAGTATCAGACGCAAGTGCTCGACCGCCGCGCCGCTGCGGAGGCGGAGCTCAAACAGCAGGAGGAGCTTTTGCACACGCAGACGAAGGAGGTCAAAACGCTTTCGGCGGCTTACGAAGAGACGACCGCCAACATCGACAGCATGACGGCAAGGCTCGATAAGGCGAAAGTAACCGCCGGTGAGTTGATCGCTAATACGGAGCAGGAACGCAGGGAGCGCGAGGCGGAGAATTCCGCGCTTGCCAAAGCGGGCCAGTATGCCGCGCGTTTCAGAGATCAGGTCAAGAGTTTAGCGCGCTCTATGCTTGTGTTCTCAGTCATCACGGCGGCGCTCATGGCGCTGCGCAAGCAGATCAAGGCGGCTATTGAGACCAGCGCAGAGGCATCCGACGCTTTTGCCCGCCTCAAAGGTGCGCTGCTGACGCTGGCCGCGCCTTTGATGGACGTACTCATTCCGGCGCTGACGTGGCTAATGAATCTGCTTGCGGCCATTGTGTCGGAGATCGTGACGATCATTTCGATTCTGAGCGGTAAGTCAAAGAAGAGCATGGAGGCATCGGGCAAAAACCTCTACAAAGAGGCCGCCGCCATTGACGCGACCGGCAAGGCGGCAAAGGAAGCGACAGACGCGCTCGCGGCGTTCGATGAGATCAACAAACTCAGCACGACAACGTCCGTTGGCGACGGTGGCGGCGGAGCATCCGCCATTGCGCCGGACTTTGATTTTGACGAAGGCCCCATGATGGAAAAGCTCGACAAGGTGTTCCAGAAGATCAACGATATCTTTAAGACCATCCGCGCGGGGCTTGAGATCGTCGTGGATGACCTCAAATGGAGCTTTGACAAGAAAGTTATCCCCAAGAGCAAGGCAACATGGCTGACCGTTTTAACGGCGCTGCTCGGTGCAACGCTCGGCGCGGCGTTCGGCGGCATCACGGGCGGCGTCATCGGTTTATCCCTCGGTGTGCTGCTGGGGCTGTACCTTGTGGGCCTTGACCCCGAAACATGGAAAACCGAGATGGACGCAGAGGATGCGTGGATCGTGGTCATCACGGCTTTGCTCGGTGCGCTGCTTGGCAGCGTGTTTCTTGGCATCACCGGCGGCGTGGCTGGTTTCAGCCTGGGCGCGATCCTCGGCCTCTATCTCACCGGCTTTGCAGAGGGGGACGAGGAACACGGCGGCAAATCGCAGCTTCTTTCCGAGCTGATCGTCGTGCTGTGCGCGCTGCTTGGCGCTGTTATCGGCTCTATCGTGACGCCGGGCGTCGGTACAGTCGTCGGCATGGGATTAGGCCTGATTCTCGGACTGAGCATTTACAGCGTCCGCAAAGACCCGAAGAAGGGCACGCAGCGGCTTGTCAGCATCGGGCGCAGCGTACTTCTTGGACTGCTGGCCGGTGTTCTTGGCGTTGGCCTTGCAGCGCTTGGTATCGTCAGCGCCGGTACGGCGTTCATTATCTCGGCGGCGATCGGTCTTGCGCTGAAATTCTTCGTCGACAGTGTGGACGATTCCAAAGTCAGAAAGGCAACGTCCGGCTTTACCGGCACGCGCGTATCAACAAAGACCCCAACGCGCAGCCGTCGGGTGGCGGCGCAGAACTTAGACGGCAATGCGCCTGTGTATAACGAGATCCCAGCGCTTGCGAGCGGTGCGGTCATCCCGCCGAACCGAAAGTTTCTTGCCGTGCTGGGCGACCAGAAGAGCGGAACGAACGTCGAAGCGCCGCTTTCGACCATCAAGCAGGCCGTTATGGAGGCGATGGCACAGGGTAGCCGCGAGCCCATCAATGTGAACCTCGTTGTGGATGGTAAGACGCTTGCCCGCGTGGTCGTCCCCAACATCAACAACATGACACGCGCGGCGGGTAAGCCCGTGCTGCTGTACTAACAGGAAAGGAGACTGCAAATGCTTATCTTCGGCTATGATATCGTGCTCGACCGTCTGGAACGAGTGATCCATCAGATTGTGGAGCTGCAGACGGCGGAGTAAAGGGCGGCTTCAAAACAAGAAGGTGTTGCAGCCCCCTGCCGGCTTGCAAGACGCACGGTAACACTGCGAGAATTACAATAAGCACCGGAAAAGCAAAAGCCCACAGGAGTGTTCCTGTGGGCTTTCTGCGTTACATGAGAGGATCTATCGGCAAACGGTTGACCGTTAAGCATTTGACAACAGTCTGTTTGCAGTCCGATAAAGGACAGGTGAAACAGCTTTCGCTGTACTCACACACTGTATTCTTTGCTACTCTTCGGCGGACTCTACGGGCTACTGTACACTTTGGCGCGCATACATGGGAAAGCGGCGTGTTGATCAGATCATGCGCTCGAATGCATTCATCTGTGCTCATTCGGGAGCACCTTCTTTCCGAAAAGCTCACGTTCGCGCTCGACGGTCATGGTAGCGCCTATGAGCAGCACCTTTCCGACCGGCGTTTGCACGACCGGGTAGAATCTATCATTAGCGTTCATAGCGTGACCTCCATGCTTTGCATCAGCTCTTTGACGGATACGCCAGACAGATCAGCGACAAAGGAAAAGCGCGTGCCGCGCTGACGGTATGCAGCCCCGCAGCACGGGCAAATATGCACCGTGGCCGCACTCATCAGCGGCGTGGTGCAGCGGGCGCAGTAGAGAAGCTTCATGCGCTTGCCCCCTTACCTGTCAGAAGTTTAATTGCATCTGCATCGTCGAGATCATAAGCCGCTGTTCGCATTTCATTCCGCGCGTGTTCGCTCGCTTTTACAGCATCTATCGTCAGTTGAGCGCGTTTCGCTGTGTCTAAAAAGCACTGCACGCCCGGTGCGTCATAGTGCCCGAGCATCAAGTGATAGTCGCGGATGGCGTTTGCCATTCTATCGTAGACAGAATACAGGATGCGACCAATGAATTCTAAGTCTCTCGATTCGATATTTTTTCGCTCCCTATCAGAAAAATACTGCTCCCAAATATCATAGATCAAGTCTGATCCGTTTTCGAAAGCGGTAAACATGTCGAGCGTTGCATTGTCGACAGTTAGGCGCTCATGTGCGGTAAGCTCAGATAAATAACTCATATTTCCTCCTTGTTTTCTCGGCGGGAGGTCGGTATAATATCGATACCGGTCTCCCTGTGGTGGTTGGTGGTGGCTCCGTGTCTTGCTTTGGTCGGCTGGGACATGGAGCCTTTCTCATGCGATGCTATCTTGATTTTCCGTAGCAGCGGAATGAGAATCAAGCGATTGTTGATCCTTTAATTGCTGACTTAGTAAAGTATCAATCATGTTACAGACTTCCTGTTTTTGCGCATCATTGAGCGTTTTATAAAGTTCTGCTACTAGCTGGGTTTGTGCATCCATTTTGTGGCCTCCTTGTCAATCCTCCTGTGGTGGTTGGTGGCTCTCTGCATTCGGCTTTGGTCGGCGGTGATGCAGAGGGCTTTTTCTTATGCTCGGATCAGGTTCACTGTCTTGCATGGTTGTATTATAGCATATAGATAGCTATATGCAAGATGGCATTTAGCATAAAGATATCGGTATATACTTGTGCTATTTGCATATAGATATCTAACGCAATAAAATGTATAATAAACTAACAAGGAGGTGTTGCTATTGGGCGGAAAAAATAGCTACGAAAGCATTAAGCGTTACGAAGATAAGGCCTATGATAAGGTGCTTGTTCGTTTTCCAAAGGGTAAGAAAGATATTATCAAAGCCCACGCAGAAGCCCACAGCGAGAGCGTGAACGGCTTTATCAACCGAGCCATAGACGAAGCCATAGAGCGTGACGAAAGCGCTCCTGCAGCCTCTGAGGGGCATTTATAGGACGTTTGCAAGATGGCATAGCGTATAAACACTATAAAACAACAGACCACAACATAAGCACACTGCTCAAACCATAAATTTCAGGAGGTTTGCTTATGCAGTATTCACTTTCCACATTGAGAAAAAAGGCTAACGAGGCCGGTTATTCATTCCAGAAAGGTTATCAGCGGTATAATCACGATGGTTGGGGCTATGTTCACACTTTGGATGGTGAACGAATCGTTGGATACCAGGTTTTAGACTATCGCTCTAATTGCCTGGTCTATCCGTCAAACAACGATATCCATGATCATGCTATGGGGCTTGACAAAGCGGTAGCACTTTTGAAAGACCTCTGTGCAGAACGCGGAGTTACGTTCTGATTTTTGCCGCTAAAGAATACTGAAAGCTATGCCATTGCAAAATAGAAGATCGGCGTTTTGAGCGGTGGCGTCGATCTAAATAAAAGCGAAGAGCGGAGGGCGATTCCTCCGCTCTTGTTGCATATATTGCGATGAGGCTGTCTGAGATAAAGAAATTTCGTGAATTCTCATTGACAAAATAGGCAGAAGTGCATATACTCTAAGTAGGCAACAACATGATTGTCTGCCGTGACGTTGAAGCAAGTGATGGGGTCAGCATCCGTACACTTGTGGAGTCTTGTATTAGGGTTAAGCGGTTTCCACAGGCTGATGTAGGGGTAAACCCGAAAGAAAACGCTGTTGCGGAGCTCTGGATTCAGAGTTCCGCTTTTTTTAGGGGAAATGTCGAAATGTGTCTACTTGTAAAGGCTGCTCAGGAATGGGAACGATTGAGCAAAACTGAATATCACATTGTAACCGGCAGACGTGGCAAGGCGTTCCATATTCGGCTAAAGTTTGCTTTTGAGGACTTTCCCCACTTGTCGGGAATGCAGTATGCCCGGGACGTTGATTTTGGGATCCGTATATCAGAATACTATGGCGAAAAGCTGATTCCAGCACTACTGAATGGAAGAATGGACGGCAGGAGAATTGAAAACGGGCGGAATTGGGAAAGGATCAAAGGCCGATTAGATGCAATTATTGGCCTGAAAGAGACACTGGAAGGTGATTTTTTAATTGCACAGTTCAATCCTCAAAAAGTACGAGGGAATAGCCAAATCGATGCAGACTTTATCATAAAAAACGAGCGGTCAGGAGAAACATATTTTGTATTCATAGATGAAAAAGACGAACAGCAGCATTATTGCAAGTCTGCGTTTGCAAAAGAAAATACTGACTATATGGAAAACCAATCAATGCTCACAGTTTTGAAAAAAGAAAAGATTGAGAACGGAGAAACAGTAGTCTTATATAGACATCCGAATTTCAAAGAAGAATAGCGGATGGAAAGACAAAAGCAGGGTCATTTGTAAGGGACAAAGAAGCCTATTTTTGACCCCTAAGTTTACCCCAAACAGCTTTTACAAGGCTTTACAACATTTTACGCCAAAATCCGGAAAGCCTAGAAAACACAGGAATTTCTTTACGCGCATTTACAGCATTTTACACCTACCATCGAATTCGAATCCTTCTCCCGCTGCCACTGAGAAGTCTGAAACCGTAAGGTTTCGGACTTCTTTTTTTCTGTTTGACCCTTTATCTGACCCTTTAACCGTTTTAAACTGTACCCAAGAAAATGGACACGAGATTTTGACCCATGGTCCCGTTCGGCGGACACGCATTTGACCCATAGGGGCAGAAGCGCCGCACCTGTGTT